TACGACGGCCAAGACAGTAACCACGGGACAACGAGTAACCTTCGTGGTATCTAGTAACAGTAGTGCTAGTGAATTGGTTTTCTCTCTAGGAACCCTGAGAACTTAGACAATAACGCCCAAACTAAGTCTAGTAAACCCGATAAAGACCTATGCCATCATTTTTATTCAACGATGCTAAAACTAAAATTCTACAAGCGTTACTAGACCTTGATGGGGATACGTTTTATGCGTGTTTAGTAACAGCCAGTCCTGCGGCCACTGTAACCCAAAGAACCGGGTTGACCGAAGCTACAGGGGGTAATTATGCAATACAGGCTTTAACTGGAAGAATACTGGACAACCCGACGGCTTCGACTGTCAGATGGACATTCTCAAATCCTATTTGGAACAATTTGACTACTGCAAACTCCGCCCCAATAGTTGGGATGGTAATTGTGAAACAAGCTAGTGGAAGTCCTGCTACATCCGACCAACCAGTATGTTTTTTAGAGTTTAACACTGCTTTTACCCCAAGTGGAGCCACGTTCCAAGTGGATATTCCAGTTAACACCGGTATCCTAACCGCAACCTAATCATGTCTGGATTTACTTATCCCTCCCTAGTTCCCAACGTTATCGACAACTTAGAGTTGCCAGATTTCGGTGTAAAAATATACGAGAATGATGACGGGTCTGAGACTCGGAGATTCGTCCATCAAACAGGGAACCATACCAAAATATTGTTAAAATATGAGGGGAGAAGTGAAATTGAAGTTTCGTCTCTAATCAATTTTTGGGGTCTGGTTAAGGGTATGAAGGAGGCCTTCATACTCCCTGAAGGAATTAATCTTCACCCTAGTGCTTACCAATCCGGTATTAGCTTATTAGGGGATACAACTCTTTGGCGATTTGAAGCCCCCATTAAAATTGTTACAGTCTTTACAAAAATTTATAATTTTGATGTACCCTTAATTTCAGTAATTGAGTAACAATAACGCCCAGACTATAGAAAAGTTGAAAACTGATGACAGCCCAAGCCCCCCATTTATCACCTGAACATTTCTATGGAAGATTGGTGTATCTGAAAACAAAGGAAGGTACAGAATACTACTTCCAGAATTTTCAGACAGCCCCCTACAGCTTTGAAGGGGAGAATTATCTCTATCTTCCTTTCAGTATGTTATCTAGTAAAGAAGATTTGGAGATAAGTTCGTCTTCAGTGGAGATAATGTTGGCCAACACTGAAACACTCAGAAACTTATTAAGGGAGACTGATATTAGAGGGTGTAAGCTTAGAGTTTACACAATCTTTCCCGAAGAAGAAGGGGCTATTTATGAAACACAAAATACCCGAATATCTTCCTACTCTTTTCAAAAGGGAGTAGTGAATGTCAGTTGTCGTTCCCCTGTAGATGCCATTTCTAATCAAATACCCTCTAAAGTATTTGACCCAGAAGTGTTCCCAGAGCTACCGTATGTGAACAGTGTAAAAACTAACTATAGACCCTTATAAACCATGGAAACACCATATACACCCACTCCCTCAGTATTTGACTTTCAAGGTATCCCCTATGCTTGGGGTGGTAAATCCTATAAAGAAGGACTGGATTGTTTTGGGTTAACGAACCAAGTCTATAGAAAATTTAATTGTGAGCAGATTAATGGTTATGATTGGGTCTATGGGGAGTATGGCTCTGATTCTGATTTACCTACTGGTAAATTGGCGGAACTTTGTGATACTCTGGAACGAGAAGAAAGCCAAGTAATATCAACTTTAGACCTGGTTCTTATTGATTGGTGGGGTAAACACGGTTTAGGAGTTATTGTAGAACACATGAACCAAAAATATGTGGTATATACAGGGAGTGCTGGTACTGGAACTAGCGCATTTATCCCCCTTAGAAGAATTAAACAACGAATAGTTAAATCTTGGAAATGTGTTAAGGGGGGCGGAAAGTGATTAACCCTGAGAAAAATTTTCAAGACTTCTTTTTTAGTCTAAGTTTAAAAACAGAGTCTAAACTTGCCAATGTTCCCGTGTCCGTGGTTAGTGAAGATTTAAAAATTTATAATGGGAGAATGGGTGGAGCAATTGCTCTGGGTATTGTAGGGGGGGCAATCGGGTTTTTCACGGGGGGTACAAGTTTCCTTTTCACCGGTTTAACTCTAGGATTTGCTCTGGGTTCTGCCTTATTTGGCTCAGAGCCTAAAAAGAAGAAAAAACCCCGTGCGCCTAGTTCTTCTTTTTCCTCCATGTCTGGGGATGATATAGCAATACAAGGCTCCGCTATTCCAATTATTTATGCTAGTAGAAGCAAAAACCCTAAAGGGGGAGTTAGGGCTACTGGGAAACTAATTGCTTGTAAAGTGGAAAATCTTGGTGATTCAGCTTATCAGTACAATATTATTGCCCTTAGCTTAGGGGAAATAGGCACTATAGATTCCAGCCTAATGCTTATCGATGGCCAAACAATAGAGAGATTCTATGCTGAAGATTTAACCTTTAATTATTTAATTGGGACTCCTACTTACTATAATGATGCGGCACAGGGTAGTTTACCTACCGAATTTAACTTCTTTGGTCAGTGTATAACTCCTAACACCTATAATCTACTTGGTTCGTCCAAAAGAGCGCAATCTAAATCTACCTCCCAACAAGGGACAACGGTAGCAATTAATACTTGGCAAACCTCTAATTGTTATGTTTCTGGGCGCAATGGTAATTCAGTCCTAATAACAAAAAATGCGGGTTCAACAAGTAACCCCGATGCCTACGCCCAGTCCAATGAAAATGTTAGGGATGGGGGCGGTAGTATAGGTTGGAGTCTAACAAACAATCGTAGGGTAGCGGTAGGTTATGGTACTAGGGGTAGTAATAATATTACTTATGGCATCCTTAACGACATTGTAGTTACCCCCCAGTCTGTTACTACTTATCCCGTCGTTGTAATCCATAACGGTTCACCAGTAACTATCTCCGGTGCAACTTGGTCAGTAAATGACACCTTTCAAGTTGAGTTGGGTAATGACGGGGGTAATAAAGTGGTTAAATATAGCCAAAATGGAAATCTCCTAGTGGCGTACTCTGGTGTGAATTGGGGTAGTCTTCCAGCTAAGGGGGTAATTTATGATATGGGGACATCCATAAACATAACTTCTTCTGTGGGTATAAGTTTCCCCACTGGTAATTTCGGGGTAGATGTTGTGAACTCTACTCAAGATACTGCCACACTGGTAGTCTATGAGGATGAGCAAGATTCCATTGAAAATTGGAGTCGCTTCACACCTGCTGAAATTTATGAGGTTAACTCTGCTAGATTTAGGGTACTAAAGAAAAACGATGCAAGCCGTCAAATCACTATTACCCCCTCAGTCAATATATCAGAAGATGATGACATTTATTGTGTTTGGGAATCTTATTATCAAACCAGTAAAAAAGTGACCAATATTGTGATAAATTTTGAAGGTATGTTTTTCTCTCGTAGAAAACCGGTTGATGCTGATTCTGGGAAAGCAGGAGGTAAAAAGTAATGGGTGGTAAAACGCAAGCTGACGTAGCTAATTTTGAAGATATTTTTCCCTATGGGATAGCCTTTGATGTATACATACAACCTCTGACTAATGAGGAAGGTGAACCAATAGCTTTTTCTGAAGGAAATTGGCAATTCTTAAAGACAATTTTTATTAGAGAGAAATCTGAGAATGCTAAACAGTTTAAGTTTGAGATTCGTAATCTCCCTTATGGTCGCTATTATGTTAAGTTAAAACCGTATACTACTGCCCCTAGTAGCACATCAAATACCATAAAATTAAGTTGTACGGGGGAAAATGCGGAAATAACTACCCCTTACACTCTAAGAGGAAAAAATGTAGGCTTAAGGGGGGAGTTCTCATCGCAACCTTCTAACCAAGATATGGCAAAAACCATTAACTATGATGAGGAAAAGAGAATAGTATCGTCAGAAAGTGGTGCGCCCATCCGAATTACCACTGTTTCAGAAGTTGTCATACCCTCCGAAATTAGTAAAATTGCTAACTACAAGGGTGTAGCAATAGTGGGAGTGAAAATAAAGGCCTCTGACCGTATAAGTTCATCACCTGAAGTATCTTTCTTTGTCTCAGAAGGGAGAAAGATTCGTAATCATCTTCACTATGGGACTCAACAATCTCTGACCCCTTCAAATCAAATTACTGATACTACCGTAGACTATTCAGAAATCCCTGAGTTAACCATTGGTCAAACCAAAGTAAGAAACTTAGATACTAAACAAGAGGGTGGTGTTACAGCTTTATCTAATAACCGTATCACGGCGGGTATTACCCTAAACCCAAAAGACCGCTATATTGTTTTTAATTATGCGGCTTCTAATTATTTCCCAGATATTTATGTGGATTGGCTAATTAACCCCGAAGGTGGTTTAGGTGCTGTTATTGATGGGGATGAGGACATTGATTACCCCTCAATTGTAGAGACTAGAAAATTTGTCCGAGAGAATGGATTCTTTTGGGACGGGGTTATCTCGGAAACGGAAAGTTTATCTTCTAAAGTAACTCAAGAAGCTGGTCTATCCTTACTCTACCCTTATTCACCTAATGGGTTATTCGGATTGACTATGGAGAACGAGGATAGATTACCAATAGCAGTTTTTAACTCATCCAACATCCTTAAAGATTCCTTTGAAGAAAGTGTTCTACCTTGGCAAGATACCAGCGTTAACCAAGTGATTGTGGTCTATACGGATGGTACTGATAATCAACGCCCTGCTACCGCCGTTATAGCCCGTACACAAGAATTAGATAATGGCTGGGAAAAGTTAAACTCCATCACTATCCAAGCTCCTTCGATTACCAATCCTGAACAGGCTAAAACAGTGGCTGGGGTAACTCTTAACTCTAAACGATTACAAGACCGTAACATTCGATTTAGAACTGCCACTCAGGGTTTATTCTTATCCCCTGGTGAAGCCATTTTAGTTCAACATCAGACCACTGAATTTAGTTATGAACTGTCTGGTTATGTGACTGAGACGGAGGATTATGATACTCTGGGGCAAACACAAAGAGTTCTTTTATCTCGTTACCCTTCACCATTTATAACTTCCGATTACCGTGCTACAATCCAACTCCAGACTACCGGTGAAGTTATCACTGATTTGCCATTTACTCTGGAACAAGTGGGTGGTAAAACTTATATGAATCTTAGTGAACTACCGTCGCCCGTATCCCTGTATGACCCTGTGGTTGTTGGTAGAGATATGATTGAAAATAAAGTTTATCGTATACAATCTCTTTCCATAAGTGAATCAGGAGAAATAAGTATCGATGCCGTAATTTGGTCGGATAAGCTTTTCGATTTTACTAATCTGGAGTTTATTTTCCAATGAGCAATCTTTCTTTTCCTGCTATAACTCCCGATTTTATGCGAGAGATTGAATTACCTCCTTATGGTATTCATATAGTGACATTCCCTGATGGGGGGGAAGTTCGACAAGTCCTATCAGAGCAAAGCACAAAGTCCAAAGTCAAACTAGAGTTTATTAACCGTAATGCTTCTGAAGTAGGAAATGTGTTAAACTTTTATAAGAATACCAGAGGTGTTTTTGGTAGTTTTACACTACCCCTATCTATTTGGCGACACCCTCTAGTATTGACAAATGCCTATTCCAATCTCCTGAAAAATATTGTCTGGCGTTTTGACCGTCCAATTAGTATAAAAACCATTAGACAAGATGTATACTCTTTTGATACCTACCTAATATCCGTATCGCCTGTATCACTGCCCAACCCTGATAGTTTCCCTGACCAAATTCTATGAGTTTCCCTAACTTTCACCCTACAAGAATTGAGGGCTTTACTCTCCCTGATTTCGGACTTCTAACCATTGAAGACCAAGCAGGGAAAGAGCGTAGAGCTATGCAATACACTGGTGGTAGGGATGCTAAGTTGGACGTTTTTTTTGAAGGGCTTAATGAGTCTCAAATTCTGGAACTATTAGATTTCTATAAAAATATTTATAGCTCTGGGAGGGGGTTTGGTTTCCCCCCTAACTTTTTTGTCGGGCAAGAAATTTACTATGAGGCTTTGAAAAAATCTCTAGGTCAATTTTTACTTTATTTTACAAGCCCCCCCACTGTAAAAACTCTATACAGTGGTATCTACAGCATAAGAACACAACTAAAGGCCAGTAATGTCTTCATTTCTGCCCCCTCCAAAATATATGTCACATTACAAACCCAAACTTCTGTTAGTGCTATAGCCTCCACAATTTATGTTGTCTGGAGTCAAGAATCAGGTTCTCCTGTAACTTTTTCAGAGCCTAACAGTTTAAGCACTGTAATAACTTCTCAAGGTGGTGTTTTTAATACTGTTAACGGGCGGATAATCCTCAAAATAGCATTGGTTGATAACCTTGATGTCTTCAGTCTTGTGGAGATAGTACCTTCCCCAACCAGTTTCGATGCTTTGGGGGGGCTTAGTGCATACACATCTTTCTCTGAAAACCCCGCCGGTTTAAAGGTCATTCCCCCATTAATCTTTTCCCCCTCTGACTCTAATGGGGCTTACTTTAAACGCAAAATAGACATCGATTCTATCGGTTTTAGATGGACTCTACCTTCTCAAGCTGATTTTTTGACCAATTTCACTATCGAGGTATACAACAATCCCAATTGGGAACCCTTAGCTACTACTGAATTTAACTCTTTTACTCTACCAGCTAAAACCACTTTCCGTATAACCTCTAACTATGATATTGGTGGTTACAAATTTGCCGTACCCTCCGAAATTTTCTATATTGACCCTCTGATTCATCTTGATAGTTTTGGCTACGGTTCGGACACTATTAGTGATATAAAAACTGCTTATTCTTTTAGGGAAAGCCAGGTTTTGGAGCTATTAAACCGTCAACTTTTTCCAGAAAGTGTTTGGGATACCACTATGAGCGTGGTTGGCTCTAACTCTTATGAAGACTACTTACCTCTTTCTTCCAATTTCCTTTCTGCTGAGAGTTCGTGGAACGCCCAAGTTTCAGTTATAGGTGGTATTACCACCGTAACTGACTTAAATCTAGGGGGGGTCGTAATAGGCTGATATGTTAAAAGCTATTGGGGAAGTAAAACTTGTTATTACAGACACTAAAACGGGTAAACAAGAAGAAATTATAAAAAATAATACTTTTACTCAACGGGGGTATCAGGCAACTCTTAACTTGGATGGGTCTGTTTCAGGTCTAAAAAAAGACCCATTTTCTGACCCTAAAAATATTGTAATCTCTACTTCCACTGCTACCCCAAACCAGAACACCATATCTGTTCCAGGCATTATTGATGAGTGCCAAATTCCCTCCGGAGCTACCGAAAAAACCTGGGTAGAAGCTATGGGGGCTACACCAATGTACGGTGAGTTAAGGGGGAGATTACCCTTTACTGGGAGTAGTCGCACTTTTCAAACTGTGGCAATAGTAGATAAGGGTTCGGGTGCGGCGGGTGTTGGTTTTACGACGGCTAACGCATACGCCTATGCTAGACTCGATTCTCCTGTAACTCAAGCCCCCTTCGAGACCATAGACATCTTTTACCGGGTCTATTTTATTAATACCCCTGGTTTTGGCTTACCACTAGGGGGAGATTTAGTAAGACACTTAGGGAGACGTTTATTTGGCTTTGAATTTATTGATTCATTAATTGGGGACGGTGTTGCGGGAAGACCCCAGCAAACTCCTAGTTTTACCAGTGTCCCTAACCCTGACAAGTACAATTTTTTTGCCATAGGAAACTCCAATAACATTTCAGCGCAACCTATCCAAAATGGGAGTTCTGGTTTAGCTAATTGGAGAATTAATAACAGCACATCCTCCAACCCTAGTTTCTCTTTTGGTGGTACATCTGTAGGTTTAGACGCTTTTACTGGTAGAGTTATTAATTCTCTAGCTTTCGGAGTTATCCCCAGTAATAACAATCGATGTGTTTCTGCCTTTAAATTTGCCGACCCTAACCGTACCCCTATTCAAACTTCGTGGGGTAAAAGAAATGGCGCACCTTCTGCTTTCTACGATGCTTCATGGAGTGCTAACGGGACTGGTAAAATTATTCCTTCTGGTTCTTGGACGGGTATCTACCCTGATATGTACCGTGTTCGCATTGTGGATTCTGGCAATGTGGGTTCAGCAACTTATAAGTTAGAACGTCAAAGATTTACCCACTACAACGGGAACTCTTGGGGGCAAATTATTGACACCCCACCCCATCTCTCAAGGGGTAATAATTCTACCCCATTTCCTGACTCACACGGTCATCAAGATTTCTTAAACTATAAAGCTTTCTCAGAGCGTCAACTAATACGTTGGGATGCTACAGGTTTAGTTTTGATAGACATTTTTAATGGGGAATATAAAGTTTTTGATGCCAATAATGATATAACAGTTTCTAACGCTAATCTACCAGTTACAAATATTAAACAAGTAGAAGTTGATAATGGTTTTATCTACGTTGCTTGCTCTAACACTGGACTTTGGAGAATAAACCCTGCTGGGGGTAACAATTCTGTAGTTCTAATCTTGAATGAACCCACTCACGGAGTTACCAGTATTTACCACCAAACTGGTTTAATTCTTGTGGCTGTCGTATCTAACGGCTTTAGATGCTCCGACAACTGGGGTACTCTATTCACTCCTTCTTCCACTTGGATTACTGATTTAGGTTTCTTTAGTGCTAAATCTATTGTTGGTTGTAAATCAGCTAATCA